AATTGGTCCGCCTGGTTTTTGCCTGAGTCGCTAAATGTAATATGATAGTTTTTTAAATCATGATCTAAATAATTTAAAACTTTTGTATAGTCATAAAACTGTACATCTGGATGGAGCTGCATTAAGCTGCCACCGCCATCTACTTGCATCCGATGCCAGGGCAGGTCACTTGTCCCGTTGAGTCGTACGGCAAATTTAAAACCAGCTCGAGCTGCTCTAAGCTTCAGGGTCTGTATTTCTTTTGAAAGCTCCCACAAAAATCCATTTTTGTTATTCCAAAAATAATTTGTTTTATTAATACGAGCTTGCTGCACTGAGCCCATCTGGCCACGTCCTGACGTATTTAAACAAGGGGCAATGCATCCTCCAGGACCTTTTGTTGCTTTTGGGCAAACGTTACGGCCACTTAGATCGAATGGCGCAAGATGCAAAATCGCTGTTTTATATCCAAACGCTTCACCTTTTGCCATTTTAGTTTGGCTGTAATAATTTAGTAACGGCATTTTATTCTCCTTTTTGTTAGTTAGCATCTTAGTACCATGGGATGGACTGAGCTGTCAACTTTTTATTTAAGCTGCAGCTGCAATAAATACGACTCGACCGGATGGCCTGGACTGGAGGCCCTGAAGCTTTTGGCTGCATTGAGCTGCCACGGTTCACGGGACCAATTAAAAAAAATAAAGGTAATTACATTTACGAAAAATCCTCACATACAATCTCAAACTTTACGTGCATGTAAAGAGTATATGAATAAGAAAAAAGCCCACATGCAATCTCAAACTTTACGCACGTATAAAGGTCAATGGGTAATGTAAAAATTCCACATACAATCTCAAACTTTACGCACAACGAAGTTGTGCGTAAAGAAATCGTGAGACGTGGTTCATGCGTCTTGAATTTTTTTCATAGCATTTTTTAAAGTGAGTGATGAGTAGGCACGAACCAAGTCTCTCGGTTCACGAACCACGAAGATTTGTAAATTTTGAGAGGTTCTCTGCGAGAGGTCTTCTCGCAAGATAAATGAAGTGCCACCATTTTTAAAATGGGTTAAATGCCAATTAATTTGATACTTTGATAAACCAATATTCTTGACATCATTTGACTTGAGTTCAATCCAAATACTTTTGTTGTTTATCAACCAATAAACGTCTGGAATACCATTGATTGTATTACTTTCTATACGAAAAATTTGACCTTTTAACTTTAATTTTTTTATTCGTTGCCAAAGATTTTTTTCTGCTTTTGCCATTATGTTATTAGGTCAATAACATAAAAAAAGCCCTAACTCCACTCTCGCTTTATTAGGGCTTTAATCAAGATACTTGGTTGTCTGTGTTAGCCCAAATATCAAGAATTTTATTATATCAGATAACAGGAATGATTGGCAATTCTTTTATATTTGTATGAATTGCACCACCATTATTACCCTCATCATCACTTGTTGGTGTAAGCCAAGTACCATTGTCTAAAAGAATTTGAATTGGTTGATTATGCCAACCTTGATGTTCCATTTCTTTTTGTGAGCAATAATCAACTCGTACAATAGTTCTTCCTTCAAGATACTTTGCTATTCTCATTGACCAAGTTTCATCTATTGTATGTATAAGCCAATAACCTTTTGGTTCACCCATATTAATTTTTTCTTTTTTAGTTTTTTTATCAATATGAGATAAGCCAATAGTATAATTATTACTTCTACAAATAATTAAAAATTCGTCTTGGTCTCTGTTGTAAGTAATGTAATAAGCATTGTTTTTATCACATACTAATTGGTTCTCTTTAACTGCACTTTTTATGTCTTCAATATTTTTTGAATATTTAGCCATAATTACTCCTTTCTTGCCATAGCACTTATTTTATGAAGTTGAACATCAAGATTAGTTGTATAATCCCAAACAACAATAAAT